ATCTTGTCTGTATCTTTTGACAGTAACCAGCCTGAACTAGCGGTTATTGGCCATGACCAGCCCAGATTAGAAACGCCTGTGGCTGAGGCTGCCGGGTCATTTGCTGGCGAGCTGGGGGGCTGGGTTAAACGGGTACTAAACATAGACCTAATGCCTTGGCAGCTGCACACGTTGGGTAACCAGTTGGCTTATGACGGCAACCTTGACCTGTTGCACCGCACAACGCTTACGTCGACTGCCCGACAAAACGGCAAGACCGTAGCCCTAATGTCACTTGTCGGTTTCTGGTTGTGTGAAATGCCCAAGATACGAGGCGAGAAACAATTGGTGCTATCTACGGCCCACCGCCTTGATTTGGCGGTTATGTTGTTTGATGAGCTTGCCCCAATTTTAGAGGCACAGTTTGACGCAAAACTTATGCGCGCCTACGGGCGCAACATGGCCACTATGCCTGACGGGTCACGCTGGATAGTTAGGGCTGCCGCCCCGTCTGCAGGTCACGGCGTTAGCCCAAACCTGATTGTGGCCGACGAAATTTGGGACATTTCTAGCGACGTAATAGACGGCGGCTTAATCCCGTCGCAGCGCGCCAAACGCAACCCCCTGTTATCCATGTGGTCAACAGCTGGCACAGAGCGCAGCCGGGCGCTACTTAAATGGCGTGAGCAAGGCATGCGAGCAATAGACACAGACAGCCCGACCCCGTTCTATTTTGCAGAGTGGTCACCGCCCCCAGACCTAGACCCCATGACCCCTGCAGCTTGGGGTTGGGGCAACCCAGCCCTAACCCACACATTGACCCCAGCAACAATCGTTGCCGAAAGCCAAAACCCTGACCGCGCCCAATTCCTACGCGCGTCAGTCAACGTGTGGGTTGCCAGCGACCAAGGTTGGCTACAGCCCGGCACATGGCCCGCGTTGCAATACAGCGAACCGCTACCAGCTGGCGGCGTAGTAGCCATAGAAAACAGCGTCGACGAAAGCCGCTATTTCGGGCTAAGGGCTGTAGCCCTAGCTGACGGGCGCACATGCGTAACTGTCGCATTTGTTTGCAACACGTACGCCGAAATGTTAGAGGCCGCCAAACCATACGTCGCACACCCCACCACTACGTTTGCTATTACACCGTCAATAGACCTGCATTGGCCAGTAGAGCTAGAACGCCGCAAACAGGTAGTTGGCTACGGCGAAATGGTCAAATGGACAGACCCAGTTAGGCAGCTTATTAGGCAGGGCATGGTGCTACATACTGGCGAAACTATGTTGGCCGAACATGTGCAACGGGCTGTTGCCGTCAGGTCACAGAACAGCGTTGCCCTATCGTCACAACGCTCACCCGGCCCAATCGAATTGGCGCGCTGTGCAGTTTGGGCAATTGCCCTAGCCAGCAAACCCAAATCGGCAGGTAAACCGTTCTTTGTAGTAGCCAGTTAGTTAGTCTGCCTGTGGTGGTGTAGGGGTAACTATCCCTATTCTGTCGGGCCGTAGCCAGCCCCTATGCCACTACTTAATTGCATACATGCGCCATACTTGACCTATGGCAATTTTTAGCCGCGTCAATAAAGCCGCAATCAGCCCACCCCCGAAAAAGGCTGCAGCGGCGGGTGGGTACTCGCCCAATAGCGCCGGGTTGGGCGCAGCCATGATTGGGCAGTACTACACCTACCAAGAGGGCGACGCACGCAACCGCGCAGTATCCGTACCAACAATTAACAGAGCGCGTGACCTAATGGCCAGCGTTATCGGTTGCATGCCACTACGCATGTACAACGAAATTTGGAACGGCAACGAAATGGAAAAACTGCCGATTGCGCCACGCACTTGGCTACGTCGACCCGACCCAACTGTGCCGTACCAATTTATTATGTCGTGGACATTTGACGACCTACTATTTTTTGGGCGCGCATTTTGGTACATAACTAGCCGCACAGCTGACGGCTACCCAGCAACGTTTACCCGTCTGCCAGCTGGGTCAGTCACAACGCAAGACATGGTTGGCCCTGTGTGGTTTGCGCCGTCACAGCAAGTGTTTTTTAACGGCGGCCAACTAGACCCCAAAGACCTAGTGCAATTCCTAAGCCCAGCGCAAGGCCTAATTTATGCTGCACCCGGCGCAGTAGAAACAGCGTTAAAACTAGAGGCCGCACGCAACCGCAATGCGTCTAGCGCCATACCTGCAGGCGTGTTACGTCAAAAAGGTGGCGAGCCGCTAAGCGCGCAAGAGCTTGCCGATTTAGCTGCAGCGTTTAACGCCGCGCGCGCAACCAACCAAACAGCTGCACTAAACGAATTTTTGGACTACCAAGAAACAGCAACCAGCCCAGACAAAATGTTGCTAATTGAGAGCAGCCAATACCAAGCGTTAGAGGCCGCACGCCTAGCGAACGTGCCACCTTACCTAGTAGGTGTATCGACGGGCGCATACTCCTACCAATCAGCGCAACAGGCGCGCGCTGACCTGTTTATTTTTGGTGTCAAAATGTATGCCGAGGCAATTGCGCAAACCTTGTCAATGAATAACGTGTTACCAAACGGCACATACGTAGAATTTGACGCAGAGGATTATTTAGCAGAAAACTACGCAGCCGACAAACTAGACGAGCCAACAGAAAACACACAAGAGCGCTTAGCGCAGAGGTAACAACATGATAAAACTAATTGCAGGCGAATTTACCGTTGACAAAGCAGCGGCAGACGGCGAAGGCCGCCGCACAATCTCAGGCGTAGCCGTGCCGTACAATGTGTTTGCTGTTGTGTCAGACGGCAGCGAAATAATGTTTAAGCCCGGCAGCTTGCCAGTCGACGGCAGAGCGCCCCGGCTGTTTATGTACCACGACCACAGCCAACCCGTAGGCGTAGTAACTGAGCGCGTAGACACCGACGAGGCCATGATGTTTGAGGCCCGTATTAGCGCCACAACCCTTGGCAATGACGCGCTGGCTATGGCCGCTGACGGCACAATTGACCAAGTTTCAGTAGGCGTAAACCCCACCAAATTTAGTTATGACGAGGAAGAACGCATGATTGTTGAGGCCGCCGACTGGATTGAGCTAAGCCTTGTGCCAGTAGGCGCATTTGGTGACCAAGCCAACATTACTGACGTTGCCGCAAGTATCCCCCAAAACCCTGAACCCGTAAGCCATAATGAACCTGTGACCACAGAGGAGAAAAAGACCATGACCACCGATAACACCGTTGCTGTTGAGGCAACAATCCCAACCCCAGCGTTGCCAGCTACACCTAAGCGCAAATTCGATTTGCCAACCGCTGGCGAATACATGGCCGCGTATCACATTGGCGGCGAAAGTTTGCGCAACGTGCAGGCTGCAGTAAATGATTTTGTATTGAGCAAGCAATCAGCATTGCAAGCCGCTGCAGGTGACGTGCTGACCACCAATACACCCGGTTTACTGCCAGTACCTGTGCTTGGCCCTGTGTTTGAGAACCTTAATTACATACGCCCAATTGTTGCTGCAATCGGCGCACGCGCAATGCCAGACGGCGGCAATAACAAAACGTTTATTCGCCCAACGTGGACAACGCACCCAAGCGTTGCCGCACAGGCAAACGAATTGGGTACTGCGTCAGCAACTACCCCAGTTATTGCGTCAAACGTAGTCACAAAAACCACGTTGGCTGGCCAAGTGACATTGTCGGTACAAGACATTGACTTTACTTCACCTGCAGCATTGCAAATTATTTTGCAAGACCTAGTTGGCCAGTACATGATACAATCTGACAATGTTGCTGCTGACGCAATTGTGGCAGGCGGCGACCCAGTAGCTGCAGGCACTTGGACAGTTACCGCAAACGACCCGTCAACGTTGGTAAGCGCAATGTACGCTGCAGCCTTAGAAATTCTTACTGCAACTAACTTTTTGCCAGACCACATGTTTGTCTCGCCAAACGTTTGGGCAAAACTTGGCGCACAGCTTGACGGCGATAAGCGCCCAGTATTCCCATACGTTGGCGCAGCCGGGCTGATGGGCGTAAACGGCTTAGGCACAGCAAACATTACGGTTGCCAACACGTTTAACCCATTTGGGCTAAACCTTGTGGCTGACCGCAACTTTGCTAGCAACACGTTGCTGGTGGCTCGCGGCTCAGCTTGCGAATTTTACGAACAGGTGCGCGGCTTAATGTCAGTAGAAGTGCCCGGCACATTAGGTCGCACGTTTAGCTATTACGGCTACGTTGCAACCTTTATTGCTGATAGCAACATGGTGCAAGGTATTGCAATCGCCTAAGCCTAGAAAGGCCTAACAATGGCCGTTTACACGGTTACGTTTAAGCAACTGTTAGACGGTTACGCCGTACTGCAAACGCTGACCCCTAACGAATTAGAGGTTGGGCGCAGCATTACCGTTGCAGGCGTAGGCGCACCGTTTAACGGCACGTTTACTATTTACGCGCTGCCACAATACGAATACGTTGGCTTAGACGGCGAAGGCAACTTGCTGTACAACGTCGACATAGCAGTACCTAACCAACTGTTGTTTGCTGCCGCTGGTGATGACGTAGACCGCACAGCTGCCACAGGCACAAT